GCTAAGATCGATGAGTTAGTCGAAACGATCAGAGTTCTAGACCATAAGTTATACGAATCATTTATGTCTAATCTATAATGTATAGCCAGGAGGCTCTAGAGCATATCTCTAAGGCCTCCTGTTATATATGTTATATAAATTTAAGGCTTAAAAATTAGAATGTCACAGAGGCAATAAGAAAGATGAAGATCAACTGATCTTCATCTTCTTAAATAGGAGGTTTTCGCATTTATAAACAATGTTCTTGATTTGCTGAGTAGATAGATCAAATTCTTCAGCCAGCCTTTCGTAAGTGATTCCGTCGATCAATCTTCTCTTTAAGATCTTTCGATTTCTTTCTGCGTGTCGACCGATTATCCATTCGTCAATAGCAGTTTCAAGCTGTGATCTTGATACATCTTCTAGCTTCATTTGCTTTTTCTTTTCTTTACTAGGCCGGTCCCGTGGCACATATTGCATCTTTTATATGGCGAATTCTTTCCAACTTTCTTAACTCTATATCTAGTCTTAATTGTTTGCTTCGCCATAGTTATCTCCTCCAACAAATGAATTATTTCCATTATCGGTATCCTGAGACACTTCCTGTTCTATTTCATTCCACTGACTCTCATAACAAATCCATAGAGCATTTGATCCAACGAAACAAATAAAAATGATAATGCATAAGATCCACAATCTTCTAATTGTCCTTTCAGCCATGCTCACATAGGCGTCGTGAATAAATTCATCCATTTAATTTTTCCTCCAGCTTATCTAACCTCTCGTCGTGACGTGCAAGCGCTTTATCATGATTTTCAAGTTGATTATCAACGTCAATTAGATGTCGCTGTACTGAATTCAAAATATCAGACGTCTTATCCATCGCTTTAGCAATATCTGAAAGGTTTCTACATGATTCATCTAGCTTCATATTTACTTTTACAAAATTTTTAGTAGTTTCAATATCTCGCTCAGAAGATTTGTCGTGCTGTCTTTCGAATACACCATAAATTGTGACAATTACTCCAATCGCGCTAATGATCGAAAACAACAATGATAGACTAACTGTCGTATCTAGTCCCATCGTCACGATCTCCTTTAATCTACAAGATAAGTCCTTAATTAAGGACCTATCTTGTATTTAATTATAACATATGCTGCTGTTACTGAACCATCTGTTTGAACCAGTCTGCTCTTAATATGTTGGATCCCGATGCTCTTACAAGTCCATTTTCAAACACACCTGGACATTCAACTCCATTTGGATCTCTACCATTAAGAAGACAAAGGATTTCAGCAGCAGTAACCATGTATTGTTTTTCGCCTTTTTTAACATAATGTGAACCAAGAGCAGAAATTGTCTTGTTTCCTAATATACCATCTTCACTCAGTCCTGCATGATAATCGAGGTTAATAGCATGTTGAAGAACACGAACTGCCTGCCTACGAGTATCTGTACCTCTGATACCATCTTCTGCTATAATATGTCCTGTAAAGTTATTAGAATGTGTTTGACCGACTTTGATAACATTATTGGCTGAAGAAGTTGCTTTATGAACAGACGGTGTAGCAACTACATGGCCAGTTGTTACTACAGCAGTATGCCCTTTACTCTTTGTTACAAGAATATCACCTTCATTAAGATTTGATAGCGTAGTAACAGTTCCTAAACAAGTGAACAAACCTGAATTTTTTAGCGCTGCATGTTCTGAGGCTGTTGTAAAATCGCCAATATCTTTTCCTGTAGCCTTTATAATACACGCACGAACTGTAGATGAGCAATCACATCCTCCAGGAATAGTTGTATCAACGCCATTCCTTATGATGTCATATCTTCTATATTGGTTATAACCATTATTTGGATTAGCACAAGCAGTTAACATGGCATTTTTAATTGCCACAGCAACTTTTGGGTCCTTTGCTCTGTAACCGATCCAACCCTTTGTAGAATTGTACATCTTCTGAGTACATACTTCTAATCCAGTCTGGTCACCATTTTTACCGCCATGAGTTTTTCCTCTCTCGTCAATACGAGCGGAACCAATGTAATATGTCATATCGACTTTCTCCTTTTACTTTGCTTTTGGCTTATTATATGTTAATGCCTGTGAGCTGTCCTCGATTCCTTCTGTTGTTGGGTCTGTAACGATTCCAAGCAAAGCCAAAATAAAGAAGGCTGTATTTACTACTTCTTTAAGCTGATTTCCTAACTCTCCGAAGTCGAGAGTTAAACCGAAAATCGCTCCAATCTGCTGAATCAAAAGCAAAACGGCAGGAATAACGGCAAGCCAGAAGGCTTTGTTTTTTATTCTTACTGTCCAATTTATCATTTTAATGCTCCTTTCTAAAATTATTATATAACTTATTTAGAGAAAAGTAAAAAGGCAACCTTGCGATTGCCTTTTTAAGATTTTTAATTTATGCTTCCAGATTTTCTTCTGGTTCTGTCTCCTGTTCTGGTGTCGGTTCTTCCACTTCCTCTGTTTTCTTTTCCTGCTCTTCGATGTAGGCATCAATCTTCGCCATCAATTCAACAACGCCATCCTGTGAAATGATTCCTTTAAGCGCGTAGTTAGTCGCGAAGATGGAAACCTGCTGATAGGAAAACGAGCCGTTCGCATTCCCGAGCTTTCTGTTCGAATGTCACATCCTGTCTTGTTCCATAAGCAAGGCGGAGAATCGCGCCCTCTATCTGAGGCTTCACGGTTTCCCAGTCGATCACCAATTTATAGGTCTCCTGGTCGGTCATTTCTCGGCCTTCGTCACTGTTCCGTCGTCATTCAGCGTGTAGCCCATCTCCTTGTGTCCGGCTTCGTAGGCTGCACGCACCTTGTCCTGCCACCTGACGGGGACTTCATCGAGCGTCATTTTATCGTTTTCTACCTGCTTACCGTAAATCTTCGCCATGCCTTTGAGAGCGTCGTACCACATAAGATACCTCCTTTATTTTGCTGATTTTTCCAGTTCGGCTACACGCCCTTCTAGAGCTGTGAGAAGTTCTCCCAGTTCGGCGAGGGCATCAGAGTTGTCCGAAGAATTCGTTTCGCTGGTTTCACCGAGTTCTGCCAAGGCGTCGGAGTTGTCATTGATGGCCTCCCGCGACTGAGAGTGCATATTTTCCGAAAACTCTGAGTTGTCCTTTTTAGAGCCTGTGATTAAATCAATCAGGCTTTTTCGCATTTTTACGATTTCTCTATCTGTCATTTGAACCTCCCTAAGTGCTTAACTATGATTTCAGATACAGCCGAACGGCGCGAGCCCACCCAAGTCCGCCGCTGAGCGCGCGCTGGCGGTGCCATTAGCGCTCAAAGCGCAGAAGCACTCGCCCGGACCGTAATGATCGTCCGAAGGGCTACGCTCCAACCATAAGCACGCGGAGCGTGTACCTCCTTGTTTTTTCATTCTATTAGTAGGAGTCTTGAACCATTCCCATTGCTCAAGGCCAATGTTGAAGTCCTCTCTTGCGCAGAAGCTATTTCCATTTTCAGCACTGATAGCAGCAGCAGTAGCATCATCTTTCCATACTTGAGCGGAAGCGGGGAGTGCTATCATGTCCTCGACTGTCTGTACCTCAGCACCAGCACCTTCTGCAAGCGGCGTCTTTGTTTCCATCATTTTCAGCATATTCTGAAAATATTCGGGAAGGGCCTTGAAATAGACCTCGTTGCACCATTTACGTCTTGCACAATTTCCCCAGGAACCACTATTCGTATGTGACGAATTCATGTAGCCGTAAGTTGCAAGACTGTTTTTCTGTCCGACAACGAAATTACATTCCTTGCCATTCTGCAAGGTCACGCCGCCGACGTTCATCAGCACCATCGTGACTTCCTGCTCTGCCTGTGTCTCGCCTACGCCCGTTGCCGCCATTGCAGAGAGTTTTACTTTTCGCTCGTCACCGACACCCCAATAATCAGAGAGCTTAATTGCTCCCTTGTCTGCCGCCGCAACCATTGCCGCGACTTCTTCATCTGTTCCGTCAGCCCATGTTACGATTTTCAGATAGGACACATTTGCGGGATATTCCGTACCATCTTCAAGTACATCTACAGAAACCTCTGCGGCAGTATCTGTGCCGTTAGTCATATTGATTTTGTACGTTCCGGCATTGTATATCGTGAAAGAGAAAGTACTTGTCGCCGTGATAGTCTTCTCAAAATTATGTGTCCCGTCCGAAACAGTAACTTTGCTTGCGTCTGTCGCCGCGGCACTTGAAATATCCGCTGTGACTTTCAGCACCGCCCCAAACAACGCCACGGAACTCGAAACGGATTCCTCGTCTGCGGAAATCGTAACGCTGTCGCCCGTTCCTTCGTTGTAGTCGCCATAGGTCGCAGTAATGGAATACTCGCCCGTATTGTGTACCTTTACCTCTGCCACGCCGCTCGCATTGGTCGTAGCCGTATATTCGTTCGCCCCGGACTTGGCCTTGACTGTGGCCCCGCTCGCCGCCGCTGCTGACGCCGTAACCGTGACCTGAATCGTGGCCGTGAAGGTATTCAGAACTGTCGCGTACTCGCCTGCGTATTGGCCCGTTGCGACTGTCGAGGTGTATTCCTGGCTGTTGGCCGTTGACTTCACTGTGTAGGTCGTGTTGTAGGACTTGACCTTCTGAATCACTACAAGGCCATCAGGGACTGTTCCAGTGTAGGATTCGTCGCCGCCCGTTATCGAGTATTCCGCTCCCTTGAAGGCTTCGTCGAATGTTACCTTGACCTGAATCGAGGCGGCGCCACCTTCGATTGTCACTTCCGAGAGGACTGTTTCACCGGACAGGAGTTTGAGCGTGCTGTCCACATAGGAAAGCGTGTCGCCCTTCTTTGCAAGGGCTTCTGTCGTTGCATAGCCCGTCAGGTCTGCCTGCTTTGCAGAAATCGTCCCGTCCTCGTCCACCGTTATCGTGCTTCCGTCCGGCTTTACGATGCCCGCCGCTTCGGTCGTGGCAATGGCAGGGGTCTTCCCGTCCACATAGGCCTTGATAACCTTGTTCTGTACGGCATTTTCTGACGTATCGCTCATGGAAGTATCAATATTCCCGAGTGCCGCTTTCTGGGCCTGCGTCATGTAATAATAGGCGTTGTCGGTTTCCTCGCCCTCTCGCGTGGCCGTGTCGCCTTTAGCGTAAGACCGGGCAAGAGTAGCTGAATTCGCCGCATCTGTAGCCGATTTTGCCGCCGCGTCTTTATCTGCCTTA